CAGGCGACTCCGCCGCCGACAACGCGATTGAGAAGGCCTTCGGCCGCTGGTGCAACGCGATCTATCTGCCGTGCAAACTGCGGACGATGCGACAGTCAAAGCTCATCGACGGCGAGGCCTTCGCTCAATTTGTGACGAATCCGCGGCTCGACGGTGTGCAGCTTGATATCCGCCTGATTGAGGCGGAGATGATCGCCACGCCGGTTGGGTTGTACATCCCAAACACGACGCCGGAAGGCTCGATCGTTGATGGCCTCGAATTCGACGAGTATGGGAATATCGTCGCCTACAAGCGGCTGAAGTACCATCCCGGCTCAAATTACCGGATCAGTAACTTTGAATTCGATCGCATCGAATCGAAGTACATCATTCACTGGTTCAAACAGATCCGGCCTGCAATGCACCGCGGCCTGAGCGAGGTGGCACCGGCTCTCCGGCTGTTCGGAGATATGCGGCGTTACACCTCGGCGGTGGTGGCCGCGGCCGAGACGGCCGCTGATTTTGCAGCGTTCCTCAAGACGAATTCGCCGGCCGCTGAGGTGGACGAAGTCGAGGCCTTTGCCTCGATGGAGATCCAGAAGCGGATGATTACCACCCTCCCCGACGGGTGGAACATTGAGCAGCTCAAGGCCGAGCAGCCAACGAATACCTACGCGATGTTCAAAAAGGAAATGCTGAACGAGCTCGGCCGCTCAATCGGCCTGCCGTACAACATGACGGCGCTCGATTCCTCTGGATACAACTACGCCTCCGGGCGGATGGATCACCAGCTCTATCAGCAGAGCCTGCGCACGGAGCGTGACGAGCTCCAGCACTGCGCCCTCGATCGCATCCTCGCCGCCTGGCTCGATGAGGCCGTTCCACTCGGCATGATTCCCCGCGGCCTGCCTCCGATTGCGGAGTGGAACTGGGCGTGGACTTGGGACGGCCGCGAGCACGTGGATCCGGGCAAGGAAGCAAACGCCGCCGAGACGCGGCTCCGCACGCACACCACCACCCTCGCTCACGAATACGCGAAGCAGGGGAAGGATTGGCAGGTTGAATTGGCGCAGCGGGCCAAAGAGGTGGCGCAGATGCGAGCCCTCGGCCTGCTTGTCGATCTTGAGCCATCAACGAATTACACCGGCGAAGGCGCCGGGGAAGAAGAAGGGGGCGAACAGTGAAGGTAAGCACGGCCGAAAACATGGCGATCATCGCCGCAGCCAAAAAGAATCATCTTGCCATTCAGGCAGAATTCTCCGTGGCCGCTGCGATGGACTCCGCCGGCCAGCCGGTGGCGCCGACGTTCTCGCTGGTGGGATACACCGGCGCCGCGATCAAGCAATTCTGGAGCCGCAATCCGCTGGTGGTGGATCTCGCGGGCATGGATACCGGCAGCGGCATCCTGCCGATCCTCTACGGCCACGATTCCAGCCTCGACAGCGTGCTCGGGCAATCGTCCACCACGATCAATGATGGCAAGCAGCTGGTGCTGGCCGGCGATCTGTTTGGAGCGAGCCAGACGAGCGAGCAGGTGCTGAATCTGGCACGCCGCGGGATGAAGTTCCAAGCCTCCATCGGTGCCGATATCAACCGCATCGAAAACCTTTCGGCCGGCGAAAAGGTGAGCGTCAACGGACGCGAATTCGCAGGGCCGATCTCCGTTGTGCGTAGCTCCAAGCTGCGCGAAGTCTCGATTGTCTTGATGGGTGCAGATCCCGATACATCTGCCGCGATCGCTGCGGAAGCGAGTGAGGATTCCAATATGGCGGACAACGCCACTTTGCCGGCCGACAAGGTCGAAGCCACGGCGGGCGTCGCCGTGGAAACCAAGGCTCCCGCAGCAGCTGCTCCCGACAACAGCCAGGAGATTCTCGCAGAGCTCAAGGCTCTGAGAGAGGAGCAGGCGGCGCAGCGAGCGGCCATCGAGGCGCAAGCCAAGGTGAATGCCGCTCGGAGCGAACGGCCTGCCGGGCCGGCAATCCACGTGGTGGAAGGCTCCGTGGCCTCTCCCAAGGTGATCGAGGCTGCTCTCTGCATGCAGGGTGGCCTGAAGGCCGACAAGGTTTATGACGAGCCGACGCTCGAAGCGGCCCACAAGGCTCGCCGAGACGTTTCGCTTTCCGGTGTGCTGATTCAGGCCGCTCGGGCCAACGGCTACACCGGGTCGGATCGGCTGAACGATGGCAATATGCGGGCGGTGATCACGGCGGCTTTCGCGAGCCATCAGATCGCCGATCTGCTCTCGGCTGTTACCAACAAGTTCCTTCTCAACGGCTTCAATTCCGTTGAGTCGGTGTGGCAGCTGATCTCGGCCATCCGCAGCGTGAACGATTTCAAGGCGATCAACCAGTTCCGCCTGAATGGTGATTTCAAGTTCAAGAAGGTCGGGAACGCTGGCGAATTGAAAACCGCTGTTGCAACCGATTACAAGCGGTCGCTTGCAGCCGACACGTGGGGCATTGTTTCTCAGCTCACACGCACGGATATGTATAACGATGATTTGTCGGCTCTTTCGCAACTTCCGCAGCGGATGGGGCGTGGATCTGCTCTTGCTCTAAATGAGACGATCTGGACGGAGTTCCTTTCCTCCAACGACACCTATTACCAGAAGGTAACGGCTGCCGCAGGAAACGCTCTCGCCCTGGCCGGCCTCAAGACTGCCGCGACTGCGTTCCGCAAGCTCACCGATCCGGACGGCAACCCGCTGGGCATCGCCCCGCGGATTCTGCTCGTGCCGCCGGAGCTTGAGCTGACGGCCGCGGAGCTGATGACTTCGAGCCTGCTGATCAGCGGCAACACCACGGCGGCTCCGAGTGCCAACGTGCTGCAAGGCCGCTACAAGGTGGTGGTCAGCAACTATCTCACCTCGGCTACCACGTGGTGGCTGATGGCTGATGGTGCCGATCTCCCCGCGATGGACGTTGTCTTCCTCAACGGCCAGCAGGCTCCGACGATCGAGAACGTCATGGCCGATTCCGACAAGCTCGGAGTCACCATCCGCGGCTACATGGATTTCGGCGTGGCCAAGGCCGAGCCGCTCTCCACGCTCCGGATGGCCACGTCCTGATCTGCTGACACGTAATCGCAGCCGGGGGGCGCGTTGTAACGCCCCCCGGCATGACGATCCTTCCAATTCTTCTACTCAAGAGGTGTTTCAATGGCTTCGACCGGCCCCGGTTATTTTTCTGATGGCGATCTGATCGACTACACCCCCGCCGCCGACACCGGCGCCGGCGAGGTGGTGGTGATGGGCGAGCTCGTGAGCGTTTCCCCCAGGCCAATCGGCGCGGGCAAGCTGGGCGCGGTGATCGTCGAGGGCGTAGTGGCTCTGCCATGTGCCACCGGCGCCACCGGAGCTCAAGGCTCTGTGGTGTTTTATTCCACGGCCTCGGGCGTGGCGAATGCCACCACCGGCACCTACGCCGGCAAGCTCGCTGCCGCTCGCGTGGTGGGAGACAGCACCGTGAAGGTGTTGCTGAACGTCGGCCGCTGATTCTGGCTCTGGTTCGCATCATCCGCCGGCGGCGTGCATCTGCCGCCGCCGGCGGACTTCTTTTCCGGAGGTGGCCGTGGATCTTCTCCGCAGCGGAACGAGCTGGCTCGCCGACACGCTCAACGCGTCGGCCGGCTACGCCGTTACGTACCGCCGGGGGAACTCTTCCGCGAGCGTGATCGCTACGATCGGCAAGAGCCTGTTTGAGGCCGGCTCGCAATCGGGCGTGATCGAATCGTTTGAGAGCCGCGATTACCTGCTCCGGACTGAGGATCTGCCGTTTGGCCAACCGCAACGCGGCGATCTGATTCTTGAGTCCACCGGCGGGATCGTCACCACCTACGAGGTTTCCACGCCGCGGGGCGTGCCGCTTTTCAGATACGCGGACGCCTTTCGCACGATGGTACGGGTTCACACAACCATGAACACGAACTCCGGCACGATCCCGGCCACGCTCCTCGCTCGAGCAGTCGGCGCCAGCAGCTCGGCCGCCGCCACCGACGCCGAAATCCTCGCTCTCCATGTCGATCTCGCCGCCTCGTGTGCTCTCTCGCGGACGGTAACGGCCAGCTCGGCCTACCTCTACGTGGTGCTCCCGAATTCGTTTGGCACGCCGACGCTCAAGGTGAACGGCATCGTATCCTCCGCCTGGAGCACCTCCACGCGGAGCATCACGTTCAGCGGGCAGGCCTCCACCGCCTACACAATCTGGCGCAGCACCTACGCGATCACTGGCACCGCTCTCGTGGAGGCATCCTGATGCCAACGGGAATCGCGGGCCAAAACGTGATCGCTCCGGTGGTGCCGTTTTCTACGGGCGATTCCTACCCGTCGCATCTGGCGATCTACGGCCAAGGCGGCCTCCGATCGGTGGCAAATGTTACGGAGCGTGACGCGATCCCGCCGCTGCGGCGGGAGGCCGGGATGCTCGTGTGGGTGGCCTCGCTGGCCGTCTACCAGCAGCTCGGAGCCGATCTGGCCACGTGGACTGCGATCGGTGTGCAGGGGCCGACAGGCCCGGCAGGGGCCGCGGGCTCGTCTGGAGCCACGGGAGCAAGCGTTACCGGGCCTACCGGCCCGGCCGGCTATATCGGCCGCGACGGCGCCACCGGAGCCACCGGGAGCACCGGAGCGGCATCGACGGTATCCGGCCCGACGGGAAGCACCGGGGCGGCCAGCACAATCACCGGGCCGACAGGCGCCACGGGCTCCGCGGGAGCGGCATCGACAATCACCGGCCCAACAGGCAGCACCGGGGCGGCATCCGTTGTCACGGGGCCTACCGGAGCCACGGGGGCCGCGGGCTCCGCCGGAGCGGCATCGACGGTATCCGGCCCGACGGGAAGCACCGGCCCGACGGGAGCAACGGGTGCGGCGCCGACGAGCTTCCCGTATTCCTCGCTCACCGGCACGCCGACGCTCGGCACGGCATCTCCTCTCGATGTGGCCGCCAGCGGCAACGCCAGCAGCACGCAGGTGGTGAAAGGGAACGATACGCGGCTTTCAGACACGCGGACGCCAACTTCTCACGCATCGACTCACGGCTCGGCCGGCTCTGATCCGGTGGCGATCGCTGCATCGCAGGTGAGCGGGCTGGCGGCAGTCGCTACAAGCGGCTCGGCGGCTGACCTCACGGGGACGCTGGCGGATGCACGACTCAGCAACTCGATTGTGTCGGCCATGGGCATGAGCGGCTCGGTGGTGGACGTACTGCCTCGCCTGCACTGCGGAAACACATATTCAGGTCTTACGTCTGGAGCCATCTTATGGACGTTCTTCACGCCGCAGAAAACAATCACCGTGGATCGCATCACGATGGCGACGGGCAGCATCGCGTCGGGCTCGCTGACGCTGGCACGCATGGGCCTTTATACGTTTGACGAGACAACGGCCACGCTGGTGGCACGGACGGCATCGGACACGACGTTGTTTGCTGCAACCTCCACGCTGTACACGAAATTATTTGACACCGCAGGCGGCTATCCTGCGAGCTATCAACTGGTGGCTGGCACTCGTTACGGTGTCGCCGTCATCTGCACTGGCACAACAATGCCAACACTGGTTTCTGATGTGGTAAACAACACGATCGCAGCACAGACACCGCGACTGTACGGGTATCGAACAGGGCAGTCGGACTTGCTGACCACTAACACATCGTTCACTGTCACAAGCTCAAACCCTATTTGGGCGAGGCTGTCATGACGCAGGAATATCTTGGCATTATTGACGGCCTGAATACGTGGCGCACGCTGGACGGCAGCGGCAATGTCACGGGGTTCGTGCAGTCGTTGCCAAACGATCCGCCCACCGTTCCAGCCACCCTCACCGCCGTACAGATCCGCCTCTGGCTGGTCGCTCACGGGATCACCCTGGAGCAGGTCGCCGACGCTATCGCAGCTCTGCCGGAAGAGACGCGCGAGGCCACGCGGATTGAGTGGGAGTACAGCGGGACGATCCACAGAAGCAGCAGCACGCTGGTGGCAATGGCCGCAGCGTTCGGCATGGATCAGGCCGCTATCGACGCGGCGTTCGTGGAGGCGGCCGGCCTGTGACGCTCCTCTCCGACATCTCCGCTCCGACGTTCCACCGACTCGATATCGAGCCAGCCGCCCCCGGCTGGACGTGTTTTAACCCGACGCTTCTCGCCACGCGGGCAGGCCTGATCGGTATCGTTCGCAGCTCCAACTATCGAATCGTCGATGGCCGCTACGTGATTCCTCCGGAGGACGGAGAGGATATCCGCACCGCGAATATCCTGATCCGCCTGGCGGATGATCTCACAGTGACGGACGCCAAGACGATCGCCGTTGAGCCGTATCAAGGCTCCGGATTCCCCGTTCACGGACTTGAGGACTGCCGCCTCCGGCATACAGCCAGCGGCATCGGCGTATCGGCCACCATCCGAAACGTCGCCGGCTTCGACGGCCGCTGCCGCATCGCGACGGCCGAGCTCGACGTTGACGCCGGCCGGCTGCACTCGCTCCGCGTGATCGAGAGCAACTCAAGCCAAGAGCATGAGAAGAACTGGATGCCGCTGGCCGGTAAAGCCGCCTGGCTCTACTGTGCGAACGTCGGCGGCTACACGCTCACGGTGGAGGAAAAGGCCGGCTGCCCCGGCGAATACCGGATGCTCCGCCGGGAGCCTTCCCCAGCCATCGCTGCGGAGTTCCGCGGCGGCTCGCAGCTGGTGCCGTTCCGCGGCGGGTGGCTCTGCTGCATCCACGAGGTGCGGGGCGGCGCCACCGGCCAGAGGGTGTACGAGCATCGCTTGTGCTGGTTTACAAACGCTCTGCGGCTGGAGCGAGTCTCGGAGCGGTTCGCGTTTCGCGAATCGGAGGCGATCGAATTCGCGGCCGGCATCGCAAAGCACGGCGGCAGGGTGGTGATCTCGTTCGGCGTCCGCGACGCGGAGGCCTGGCTCGTTTCTCTCACGGAGGATGACGCGTGGGCACTTTTGAAACCTATCTCCCAGCCGTAAGCGAAGCACCGGCGCCACCGGCCGCTCCGCCGCCGGTGATCGTCACCGGCTTTGTGGACTGCGGCAACGGCCATCGGCCGGTGGATGCCTACGTGGCTCTCGGCGAGCAGCTGCTCGGGCTCGGCCTGCCCACAATCTGCTGGATGGACGAGGCCGTTCACGTGAAGGCTCCGGCCTCCACTACGCTACTTCCCGCCACGTTTGAAGACTGCTGGCTCGCCGGCAAAGTCTCGGAGGATGTGCAGCTTCCGGCCGCCGCGAATCCCGAAAAAGACTCGCTCGCCTACCTCGTGTGCCAACACGAAAAAAGCCGGTGGATCGCCGACGCGTTCCAAAACACGGAGGCCGATCTGGCCGCGTGGGTGGATTTCGGGGTGATGCACGTTCGCGGCGTGGGGCCTCGGGAGATCAAAGAGTTCTACGATCGGCTTCCCAACGCTCGCCGCGATGTGATCACCGTGGCCAGCATCTGGGGGCCGCCTGCTCCCGACGTGCCGATCCCCGTGAATCTCCCCGCGTGGCACTGTGCCGGCGGCGTGCTGATCGTGCCGCGGGCTCTGGCTGATCGCTTCGCTCTGCTCGTGGAGCAAGCCGCGGCTCGCCTGATCGAAAACGGCCACATCGGCTGGGAGGTGAACACGTGGGCGATCGTGTGGCAGCAGAATCCGGAGCTCTTCACCAGCTACCATTGCGATCATTCCGCCGGGCTCTTTGAGGGATTCCAGCCGTGAAGATCGGCATTTACGCTCTTGCGAAAAATGAGGCCAAGCACGCGGCCGCCTGGGCGGCATCGTGCGATGAGGCCGACGTCCGCGTTGTGACAGATACCGGCTCTGAGGACGGCACGCAGGCGATCCTCGCGGCCGCTGGCGTGACGGTGGCCACCGGCGCCGTTATCCCTTGGAGATGGGACGATGCCCACAATCTGAGCCTCTCTCACCTGCCGGCCGATATCGATATCGCGATCCGGCTCGATCTCGACGAGCGGCTCCAGCCAGGGTGGCGTCAAGCCGTGGAGGCCGCGTGGCAAGAGGGGATCAACTGCCTCCACTACCGCTACGTGTGGGGCTGGCGGGCGGACGGCACGCCGGGCCAGATTTTCAACGGCGATCGCGTCCACTGCCGGGCGGGATTCCGGTGGGCTCAAGCGACGCACGAGGGCCTGCTCTGCTGGACAGGAGAAAAGATCGCCGCGTTCGCTCCGGGGCTGGAAATCCACCACCACCGCGACGCCGGCAAGAAGCACTCCTCCGACCTGCACCTGCTCCGCGTGGCGGTGGCGGAGGCGCCGCTGGATGCTCGAGCTCGCTGGTATCTCGCTCGCCAGCTCGACTACGAAGGAAACCCGGAGGCGATCTCGCAATTCACGCGCTACCTCTCAATGCGAGGCGGCTGGTACTCCGAGCGAGCCTACGCTCGCCGACAGCTCTGGCACCTCACGGAAGATCCGATCCATCTGGAGGCGATCACCCGAGAGGCTCCCGATGAGCCGGACGGGCATGAGCTGCTCGCTCTCCGGGCCTACCACCTCCAAGCGTGGGAAGAGTGCCTGGAGCACGCTCTCCGCGGCATCGAGGCCACCGGCCAGCAGACGCACGCGACGAATCCCGACAGCCTCGCCAAGTGCCATGACTTGGCCTCCGTCGCTCTCTGGAATCTGGAGCAGCGGCCAGAGGCCCTCACCCACGCCCGCGAAGCTATGGCACGATTGCCGGATGATAAGCGGATCGCGGCCAACGTGGCTGCGATGGAGCGTGTGGTGGCCGGGGAGGCGGTTCCGGTATGAGTGCATTTCTCCAATCGCTTGCCGATGCGGTGGCAACCGGCCTCGCCGCCAAGAGCTGGGCGATCGCTGGCACCACCGTGGAGCGGGCCAACTGGATTTCGAAGGGGCCGGAACAACTGGTGGTGCCGGCCATCGTCGTGACGGCCGGAAACCGGGAGACGGTGCGGATCGCTCGGCCGAGCCAGCGGCAGAACGATTACACCGTGCAAGTCTATGTGGCGCAGAAAGTAGACACCGATGCCGAAGTCACCGCCATCAGCAATCAGGCGGAAGCGGTGCTGGATGCTCTGATGGATCATTCCTATCCGGGCATCACGTTCCCCGCCGGCACGGTATCGCCGATCACTGTGACGATCGAAACGAATCCCGATGATGCCTTGAATGAGCGGAACGTGTGGCGGGCCTCAATCGTGGCAACGTATCGCTTCTTCGCGTGAGGTGATCGATGATCAGCTCGCTCCCGATGCCGACGTTCACGGTTCAAGATCCGATGAACATCTGGCGTCGCATCGCGATGCCGCCGCACATCGCTCAGGACGTTTTCAACGTCACGGTGAAGACGCGGTTTCAGTGGGATACCACGCGACTCAAAAAGCAGATGGACGCGGCCACCAGGAGGAGCCTAATGCTCGCCGGAAAAGACGTCCGCGGGTGCATCCAATCAGGCATGAGCCAGCGGCGCCCGCTGACGAATGAGCGGCTCTGGAAACTCGGCAACCACGGCGGCCAAAACCTGATCGCTCTGGTGAGGCGTGAGCCAAAAGCCGACACAATCACCTCGTGGAAAACGAAAAGTTTCGGGAAGGGATTCTTGCGGCAGTCGATCCTGAGCGATTGGGACTTCGCATCTAAAAGCGTGGTCGCCGGGCCTTCCAAAGGCCATGCGGTGGCCGAGCTCCAGAACATGGGCGGCACCTCAACATTCTCTTTCGTGCCTGCCGTGAAATCGCAGCAGCGGAAGAGCATCGGCAAGCACAAGACGGTGTATGGCCGGATCGTCACCGGCACGCGAGACACGTCGCTGTGGACGTTTCGCCGCCGCCTCAAGCCTCGCGCCTTCATCGAAAAAGGTACTGCAAAGGCTATTGCCACAAAGAAAATGGCCGGCCATTTCGCCGATCAGATGCACGGGCCGTGAGCCACACCCCCTCTCTGATTCTCTGGCCGATCCATACGTTGAAAGCACACCCACACGGAGGCTTTCATGGCCGGCATTAGCCTTGGAAAAGACGTCACAGTAACTGGCATTTCCAATGTCACCGACGTCACGATCGACGAGTCGGCGGCAGAGTACGCCGTCCACAAAAGAGGCGACACCTACACAAAGATTGTGAAGGGCTGGATCGATCAGACGGTTGAAGTCACCTGCAATGACGCTCCCGCCACATCGAAGGGGGCCACCGTTACGCTCACCCATCAATCCAACGGCGGTTTTCCGTTGGCGGCCGTGAAGTTCCTTGTCACAAAGGTGGCCAAAACGGAGCCGCTCGACGGCATCATCACCTACAGCGTTTCGCTCACCCGCGCTCCCCAGTAATCCTTTCTCGGAGGCATCATGCCATCTCTTGGTTATCAGGCCGGCACGCCAACGGGAGCCGTGGGCGCAACAGGGATCATATCCGTCACCTGGACGGAGGAAGTCTCGCCGATCGACATCACGCACCGCGGGTACGCCACGGGAATCACCGGCGCAGGGTACAAAGTTTCCACTGGCGGCTGGGTGACGAACACGGCGGAGATCGAGTGCTATGACGCCTCGGCCGTGATCGCCGATTTGCGGTCGGCCGGCTCCGGCTTCACAGCCACGAAGGTGAGCGAGAATTCGCCGTTAGATGGTGCCGTCACCTTCACGGTTACCGTAAAGCAGATGTGAGGTTCGCATGGCGATCTCACTCGGCAGAAATTGCTCTCTCGCGTTTGGCGGCACCGCTGTGCCTGGCGTTCGCGACGTCACGATCGACACGCAGGCCAGCACGATCGAGCTGGAGCGATACGGCGATCGCGTGAATTACGTGTACCAAACGGGGTACAGCTTCACCATCACCGTTGAGACAATCGATGACACGGTGGCGGACGCGGCGCACACGGCACAGTATTCCGGTGCGATCTCTGCCGTCACCGCCACCGGCCTCCCGGCCGGCCTGTATTTCGTCGTGGCCGGCGTGAGCGACGCGCAGCCGCTGGACGGTGTGCGTGTGTTCTCGATCGAGCTCAAACAAACACTCTACGGATTAAGGCAAGAGGGCGCATGAAAAGTTTCAGGGACACGCTCGGCCGTGAATGGAATCTCGCTCTCACCACCACCGCGGTGATGCGGATCCGCGATTCCGTCACCTATTCCGAGATCGGCGAGGACGGAAAAGCCACGGAGCGGCCGCTGGATCTCGGCGATGTGCAAACAGCCAACCAGGCGCTCACGCTCTTTCGGAATCACTACACAAAACTTGTGGAGGTGCTCCGCGTCGCACTGGTGAAGCAGATCGAAGAGCGGCATCTCACCGGCGACGAGTTCGCGGACGGCCTTTCCGGCGATGCGTTTGAATCGGCCCGCGAAGCCTTTGAGGGAGAGCTCATCGCTTTTTTCCCGAAGCGCCGCCGCGAGCTGCTCGAGCTCGTGACGGCGGAGA